GGGAAGGGTAAGCTCAAAGAAGACTTATCCGATCAAAAGAGGATCGTTGAAGAATTTTGGAAAGCAAATCCAACGACTGTAAAACTCGTCGGCACTCTCGAATCTCAGTCCTTCGAATATTTAAAAAAACAACTCACCGACTTTTCGAATAAAGAAGGAGCGAAAATCCCTCTTTCACTCGATGGAAAAGCGATCACTCCGGAGAAAATTCAAAATAAAGAACAACTGGAAAGGGTAGTTGGAGAAATTTCTAAAAAATACAATATATCACCCGATGTCGTTTTAAAGTTAAAACCTGAAAATTTAAGGGAGCTTGATTCTTTACTTGCAGATGCGAGAGAGGAAATCGATCGAAAGGTAAAGTCAGGCGCACTTTCTCCCAAAGAAGGTATCAAACTTCACGCTCAACTAGACGATGCGAAATCTTTTGATCAAATTACTGCAAAACTCCAGAAATTCAAATCTGACTGGGAACAAACTACAGGACCACTTACTCAAACAGAATCCCAAATCATAGACATTTCACAACAAATCAATGTAGCAACAAACAAGTCTCAAGGATTTTTACAATCTGTAACTGCCTGGGGAAAGGCGGCCGCTGGAGCAATTGCGTTTCTTTCAGCACCTGTAAACCAAGTCCTCCAAGCACAAGCCCAACTCGTTCAAGTTCAGTCTCAAAATCAAATCCAGCAAGTTCAGTTCTATGGACAGGCTTTTGATCGAATCATCGATGCGAATTTACAAGGTTTTATATCGGCCCAAGACGCTGAACTCGCTAAACTTCAAGAAAAGCTCGATGCGATGGAACAAGCAGAGCTTGAGTACGAAGAAAGAAAACAAGAACGAAGAGACGCTGAAGCGCAAAGGATCAAAGAGGAAAACGAAGCTCTTTACAACGAAGACGCTCTTAAACTTGAAGAAAAATATAACGAGCAAATCGCCGCATTAGAACAGGAGAGCTTAGACGAAGAACTCTTCAATCAAAGAAAAGCCGAACTCTTCGATCGACTACAAAAAGACAAACTAGATCTAAAAGATCGCTACGACAAAAAAACTCAAAGCGATATTGATAAGGCAAACAAAGACCAAGATGCCGCTGATGCGAAGAAAAAAAAGGAGGACGAAGAAAAGGCGAAAGCGATTGCCGAACAACAGAAAAAAATAGAAGCCGATAAAGTTACAGCTACTGCAAAAGCAGAACAAGACAAACAGAATGCCAAAAGACTTACCTCATACATTGAATGGCAGGCGGGAAAAACCGCTTTTGAGGCAAACAAACAAGCCCAGGTAGCACAAGCCGCGTTTGGGGTAGCTCAGGCAGCCGTACAAGGTGCGATAACATTCGCCTCTTCCGTTGCCGGATATACAGCCGCCGGAGCAGCTCTTGCCGCGCCAACTCTTGGGGTTTCGATGGCGACGATGCCAGCGATCGGTATAGCAACAGGAACAGTTCTCGGAGGCCTTGTTGCCGGTGCGGGTATGGCCGCGAGTGGTCTTGCGTTGACAGCAGCTCAATCACAATCCTATCCGCCTTGGATGGGTTTTTCAATCGGTGGACTTGTAGAAGGGGGAATACCAGGCAAAGATTCAGTTCCAGCGATGCTTACTCCTCGCGAGGTAGTAGTTCCGGAAACCGGATGGGAAGACATTCGAAAAGATATTTCGGAAAGCCTGATTCCAAAATCGAATAACGGTCCCGCGAACATAAACATAGAATGGATGGATCATTCTCAAAACTATACCCAAATTGATAAAGAAGCCTTATTGGACTACTTGCTCGATGAACTTCTTAAACGACTCACGCAAGCAGGCGTTGTGAGTTAAGTTTGAAGTTTATTTTACAAGACTCAAATAAAAGAACTCTTACAGAAACCCTCGATCAGTTGTGGAGAATTTCACCTACTAAGTTTGATATTCCGGAAGCCCTTGTTGCAAGAAACAGTCAGTGGGGATCTAAAAACCAATCCGACAACGTAATCTCTACCCGAAAGCTTTCTCTTCCTTATTCGAAAACGTTTCAGTCGGATCTTGAATACAATCTTTTTCGTTCAAAGTTAGCGAACTTCTTTTTAACCGGGAAAAAACCGATCTATCTCATTGATGTCGAGAATGGAAGACGGGCAAGTGTAGAAATATCAAGTATTCCAGAGAAATACGAAAAAGGTTCTGAAAAAAGAATCGTATCGGATGCCAACATAGAGCTGATTCTTATGGACGTTTTATTTGAAGACTTCGAGGAATCGGATACCGATTTTCTTTATCTCCCGTCCGGCGGTTACTTCGACATTTATCTTTCCTCGGACTATGCGATGGACGGGTATCCTATTTTTGAACTTATCGCAGAAAGTAATTCCAATCCGGATTTTTCTTTAGACATTGAAGATGAAGAGGGAAACGGATTTGCAACGCAAAGAATCCAAAGTCTTTCCTTCTCCAATGCAAACGAACTGAACAAATATATGACAATCAGCTCGGTTGACGGAGAAGTATTGATAGGCGGAAGAATCAATGAATCAAAACCGATCACGTATTCAAACAACAATCTTCTTTGGACTGGAGGAAGTTTCTTAATTTTTAAACCCGGAAAAAATCGAGTGATTTATTCCTCTGCGGTGAATGCACCCATTCAACTTAGAATCAGACACAGGATGCGATATGAATCTTAAAACTTGGGATATATAGTAGATCAATCAGCCGTTTTCGGCCATGGCGAAAAAGCAGGTCTTCCGGAAGGTTTCGGTTCGGTATATGGAACTTCCTGCAAAGGAGAACCAACCGACGCTACAATTTTTCAAGAATATTCAGGAGGCCAAGGAGAAGACGCAAACATTCAGCTCTCCTCTGTTGCCGGATCGGTTCTCTCTCAATTTCCTTTAGGGATACAGTACCCTAAAATCTCTTCGATGAAAAACGTTGTCAATGAGTTCGGACCCCTCTCCGGCGAACTCATTTTTGCAGAGATGCCCGAGGTTCCGCTCCCGGATTTTGCATCCTACAAACTCAAAATAGATTCTAAAACAGTGATGAAAGCGTATTTGTATGATACGCCGGACCAAACTTCGACTTCGAAGAAAGGATTTTCTTACAAATCTTTTGGGATGATCAAACGTCTCGAAGGCGAGACAATCTCCAATTACAATAAATGGAACGTTCACAAAATTGAAGTTTCAGGAATCAATGAAACAGACGCGATTTTGCATCTCTCGCCAAATGTAATCTATCCGCAAAATCTCTATACCTCCGAAATTCAACCCAATCAGGTTTTGTATGTTCGTGACTCCGAAGACTCGGACAACGACGGAAAATTTAAGGTCGTTGAAGTAATTGATGCTCTCACTCTGCGGATTCACAACCCTTCCGTTGTCGCGCAAAATATCATTCTTGGATATGTTGAGATTCTTCCCAAAGAGTGGGGGGATCCGCTAACGCTTGTTTCGGCACTCGTAAACCAGGTTTTTAAAACCTACGGCCAAAGAGTTCCGATTCTTTATTCCTCCAATCTCATTCAACCGACTCAAGGAGTAACTACTCTCGGAGAACTATATCTCGAGGGGATGTCCCTTTTTAAATTCATCGAGTTAGTCGTTGATATGCTCGGAGGTCTTTGGTACTGCGGAGTCAATGCAGATGGATTTTACTTCCTAAAAAAGAAGAAAGGAGAACCGATCGACAAGTTTGCCGTTGGTTGGGATTTCAACGACCTCGATGTAAAAATAGATCGGGATTGGGTTTGGAATTACGTTGAAATTTTTGCTAAAAGCGATGAGGGATCTGGAACCGTAAAACTCTACTCGGAGCTAAACGAATCTTCGGAAAAGAAGTGGGGACGAAAAACTCAAAGTATCGAAGTGCCTGCTTCTTTTACCAAGGAAATCGCAACCGTAATTTGTAAAAATCTCCTTGAACTTCACAAAGAACCCAGGGTTCTCATTACGATTAAAAACGCACCTTTTCGATACTATGAGTTCGGGGATTATAGTATCGCTTTTCCTTCAAAGAGTTATTACGAAACCCTCGACGACTTAGATTCTCTAACCGGTTGGGTATCCTCCGATCCGATAAAATTATCCGTAGCTCTTACGAACGATACACTCGTCTCTGGTTCAAAGTGCCACAAACTCGTTTTCTCCGGAGCGGATTTTGTAACATACAAAAAGGTTTTTAATGAACGTAAAAACGGCCTAACTGCATTTCATTTTTATCTTTACTCAACCACCAAAGACAATTTTCAAACGAATCCGGATGGAATGGTACTATTCTATGTTATAGATTCTGATGGGAAAAAACACGAAAAATCATTTCCTCTCGAAATAGAATCGAAATGGATTCCTTGTCCTTGGGATATCGCTTCTTTAAAAATCAAAAAAATCGTAGAGGTTGGTTTTGAATTTAGAAATGTTCCCGATTCAGTTATTTATTTCGATGAGCTAAAAATCCGTTCCAATACTTCAATCACTCATACCGTTCCACTCGTTGAAGTGGAATACAATAACGCACCGACTAAGAAAAATACAAAACTTACCTTTGGCGGTAAACAAACCTTAGAGAAATATTTGTCCGGGTATCTCGCACAAATTGAAACGTTACGCTATATTGCAAGGAATCGGTAATGCCACTTCCTCCCATTCTCTCGGGAAGACAGGATATTAACTGGAGATACGATGAAATTACGGGAAAATTTGTTTTTCAGGAAATACTCGGAGAAGTCCACGAGGTTGTGGAATTCCCAGAACTTGACGGAAGAAGAGGTTTTCGTCTCAATGAACGACCAGTTGATGACGGCTCCATACGAATTTACAAAGGAAATGTTTTAGAAGACAAAATCCCGGCGAATCTTCAATCAAGAGTAACATCTGAACCAATCGGTCCACAGATAAACCTAACACCCTCTACGATGAAAGTGGTCGTTCCTAGTACGGTCGATCTTGGAACTCGGTACATTTCTGCATATTTTGGTGTCGGGGGAGGGAAAACAGTCGAGAATGATCTCTATATTCAATATATCGCTCTCAATTCAAAACTTTCCCGAGACGGTTCTTTGCCTATGCTTGGGAATCTCAATTTCGATTCCCACAAAGCAGTTAACCTTGCGAACGGAACGAATCCCGGTGACGGGATCAACTTTGCACAGCTTACGACCATTGCCAATTCCTTGAATACGGAAATAAGCACACGGACGAACGCAGATACAACGATCAATTCGAAACTCAATCCTCTGTTAAATCTTGTTAAGTGGACGAAGTTTTCTCTTCGGGATCGAGACTACGCAAATGACAATTCCGCCGGGACTTTGGGGATGGAATCCTATTCCGGTCAGAAGGGAATTCTCATTTGGTACAATGTAAGGACCGGCATTGGAGGCGTCGGTGAATATGGAAATGATGAATCCGAATTTCAGGTGATCGATGACCAAGAGGGAAGCCAGTACAATTTTAGATGGACTTCGCCTGATCATGCTCGTATGCGTTGGATTCTAATCCAATGGGTTTCCGATTATTTCCCATGAAAAACGAAACAATTTCGATTCAAAGGGGACGAGTATTTCAAAAATTCTTTCCTTCAAAAAATTTAGAAGGCGCGACTGTTTTCTGTTCTTTTGGTACGCTTAAAAGTGACGGATATTTTTGGAAATGCGGCCAGTTAGAGAGTACCATTCTTTCAAATGGATATATAATCAGAATGAGTGAAGAGAATACTTCTAAACTTTCCATAGGTATATTTCAATTTGATATTTTGGTAGAACGACCTGATTCTTTTTGGCCGGAAGGTAAAAACGCGCACTTCGAGTATTTCGGAATACTCAGAGTTCAGTAACTTTTTTTGAGAGTAAATTTACCTTTAGAAGTAAGGCAAAATGAATCGACTGTAATCCGTTTACGGGGATTAAAAAACATTTTCTCTCCCGTCGCTCAAATTCTTTTCCAAGTAAAAGAAAACTCTTATTCCCCAAAAATCTTAATATCAATCGAAGCTCTTCCTTCCGACGAGGGTGCGGATTGGGAACATGAAGAAATCGTAATTCGTATCCCCCCTGCCATGACTCGGGGATTAAAGGCTACCGTTTATGAATGGGATCTTTTAGCTAACCGGCAAGGGGTTTTCGAATATCCGTATTGGGGAACGTTTACTTTAGTAGGTACAATTTCTAGAAATAACGAATCTGTCGATCCCGTAGTCATAAACGACCTCGAAACTCGTCTCGCCGGCACCACAATGGGACGCGGATCTTGGATGATTGGCGTCTTCTCGAATTACTGGTTAGGAAAGTTAGGCGGAATTGGAAATTTAGTTTTAGAAAAATGTCTTGAATGGCTTGATCAAAATAAACTCGGGATCGTAAATCCATTCACTGGTTCTAAACTTTTAAAGTCGGGAACATCCGCAATTCAAATCCAAGAAAGTGGAATCGAAATCGATTCAGAAAATAACTTGATCGGGACGAGATCTCTTTCTTTACTTCTTGCCCCCAGTCTTGATTCCCATGCGACTCGAAGGGATTGGGTGATTGCGCTTGTTGAAACCGCGATTTCTCAAGTAAAATCTGATCTCATCAATGGTGCTCCAGGGGTTTTAGATACACTTCAAGAAATCTCAATCGCTTTAAATAATGATCCGAATTTTGCGAACACGATTATAAATTCCCTTTCTTCTAAAGCCGATCTCGTCTCTGGTAAAATTCCAGTTTCGCAACTACCTGCTATGGTTGCGACAAGTTGGAGTGATATCCAAAATATCCCGAATACTTTTCCACCATCCCTCCACAATCACGATGAACTCTATTTTACAGAATCAGAAATCAATTCTTTATTAAATTCGAAGCAATCGAAATCAGAAAAGGGAATTTCTAATGGATACGCTTCTTTAGATGGTACTGGGAAAGTTCCTTCAGCTCAGCTTCCTATTCAAGCCGTTTCAATTCCGGATCCAATTACTCAAGATTTAAATCTTCAGACAGGTAAAAAGCTAAGGCACAACGGAACACCAGTGGCCGGATGGTTGGATGACGGAACTCCTTTTTTCAAAAGGAGTATTGTTATTACGATTCCAGTAGCATCAACTACGGTTTTTGATTTTTCTCATACGATTCCCGGTAACATTGCTACCCTAGACAAAATTCTTGAGTTAACATACGTTTCACCGACGGCCACTAGTACTATATGGAGAGTCGATCCGACTTCTCAATTTACGATTCAATACATAACC